CATGGTATTCACCCTGGTGGACGGTCACTAGAGCGCCAGGTACAGAAGTATTACGCTCCGCGTAGTAAGTGTGACCTTGCGTCACACCCTCGCGCCTTAGCGGCGGCTAATGAGGCTGTAGCAAGTCTGTGTGGCCGTGGTGAACTTGAGTTTGCCTCATCTGAGGTTGCTGGGTTCGCTTTTGAGAACTGGGCCGGATGTGGCTGGCCATTCTTTGTTTCGTCGGATATAACTCCTATCGAGTACCTGCATGAAGCGCAACGTCTCGAGGCGGCTAACTACCCTCTCGAGCATGCGAGAACGTCACCTGCGCAACTCCAGCTCAGGTTGCAGGCACTCGGAAAAGGTAAACTGGCGAAACCGCGTGCTGTTTCTGGTGTTTGCCGGAGGGATAACGTAGCACAGAAGCGGTTATACCTTGCGCTCCTACGTCTGCAGAAGTCAATTTGTGGCTTCTCGGCCTTAATAGGGCGCAGCGCAGTTGATCTTGCTGTGACCCGGTTGTTGAGTTGTACGAGTGATCAATGTCCTATAATATCACTCGATTATAGCTCCTTCGATTCATCTGTTCATCCACAGGTGATCGACCATGTTTTCGAACTCACGCGCGGATGGTTTCAGTGGCCAGACCACCCGTTGATTTCCTACTCGAAGGAAGTAGTTCAACGGTCGGGGATCCTAACTCCTGGCAATGGGTATTATCCCGGTGCCGCGAGGACAGGTGGGGTCCCATCAGGATGTGTCCTGACAAATTGGTTAGACTCCCATGTCAATCTGTTTGTTACCACTTACGCTGTAAATTGTGTTGGTGGGGAGATTCTTGCCTCTGAATGGCAGGGCGATGATGGTTTGATTCTTGTTCGTGGTGTTCGCCATCATACGCAGCTTTCTCGCGTCCTGGAGGATGTTTTCGGTATGGTTCTCTCACCGCAGAAGACCGTGACTAGTTCTGACCATTGTATGTTCTTACAAAACATTCACAGTGTTCATTATGAGGTCGATGGTTTGTATCCTGGCGTGAGGCCGATAATGAGAGTTTTCGGCCGAATGGGTTCCTTAGAGTATAAACGACGCCAGGAAAAGTGGACGCCATTGATGGATGCGCTGCGTTGTGTTCAACAATTGGATGATGCATCTGCTCATCCACGGTTCACCGATGCTTGTCGGTGGATCTTGCAACACGACGAGGACGCTGTTGTTGAGGTTGTGACGCGGATCACTAATAATGATCGGTCCGTCTTTGACGCAATGTCTTCTCACCTTTGGAATCGGGGTTATAAGCGCAAGCAGTTAGAAGACCTGTACGGTAGTCCCGTTGTCCGCAGGTTGAATGAACTCATCTTAGGCAAATCAGTGTAAGCCCCCTTGACAGTGCGTTATGAAACACTTTAAACTTTTCGTGGAGGTACGCATGTCTGCACTTTACTGCGCGATCGTTGATGCAATTGCGAATGCGGTCGAGGAAGAGTTAGGTGCGGTCGCTGATCCGGTCGTCGGTGACCTCATTGTGAGAGTTGAGGCACAGACTGTTGAGGCCGGTCAGAAGATCGCGACGAAAGTCGTGATCTTGCTGAGGCCACCACGAGATCATAACATCGTGAAGGTTGGTTAGTTCCTCACGGTGTCCCTTAATCTAACGAGCGGCTATTTACTGATAGGTGGTGTTCCATGCGATTACGCTATTACCTTATGGCAATTGTTGCCCTGTTACTTCTTGGCAAGGTTCTCCAGATCATAAGTATCTGGTTAATCCGTGGTGCACTACTCGGGAAGTAGCTAGGGCCTACCCTTGGGGGATTTATGGCTGATGTACTTGGTTTGGCTCTCGATGCGGTCGACCTAGGTTCAACCGCGCTTTCTTCTGACCTCGTCGGTGATGACTCCATCGTCGACGCTGGTGCCAGTAAGCGGCGCGCGCAATCTTGGGAGATTATCGGGCAGGCAGGTTGGCTCACTGGTTGGGAACCGAACGCCCAGTGGGCTTGGGTCGCTACAGGTGTCATAGGCTATGAGTATTACAGCGGCAATCCAGAGGTCGCTGGCTCAGATGTCTGGATGCAAGCGGGTAGAGCGTCGCGTTATACGCTGAATAGTGCGACTGCTGATCCGCGGGTTAAGACTTCGATGCGTGTTGGCGCCAGTCTTAACTTTGTTTATGATCACCCGGACATGGCGTTGGGCTTAGTTCACGCCTCCGAAAAGGATCCCTTATCTGGCGTAATGATAAAGGGAGCCGTGTCAATACTGGGGTTAGAGGCTCCGGTTCCAGGCGTCACCCGTTTTACCCCTGAGGATGTTATGGCACAGCGTCAGAATCTCACTCCCGTTGTCGTTTCGGTTGTTCCGAAGCCTTCCCTTCCTTCCAACGGGACGCCGTTACGCCGTGATGCGTATCGGCGCAAACGTAAAGTAAAGGGTAAATTACCGGTTGGGGTTATTTATGCCACGTAATCGTAGAGGTCAAAGGTTAGGGTCCGCCCTAACTCGTAGAACAGGGAGTGCTCGCCAGCGTCGTGCGAATCGGCGTGGTAATCCGGTGGAATGGGGTGATTGGATCATCGGGTCCGGTACGCTCTCCAACGCCGGGGCGATTGCTGCGGGGAATACGTGGGCGCCGTCATCCGCCACCTGGCTAAACCTGGGTGTCGGTGCGCCATCTCTCTCTTGGGTGTTGGTCTCGGAGACAGCGGTGGCTCCGGGTACAGCGGTCACGTCCCCGAACATCGGCGAAGTTGAGGTACAGCAGGTGATGGGCGAAGTTTTCTTCGGCCCTGGCTCTGTTGTCAGCGACTTCTTCACCGTTGCCGTTGGTATCTACGTCAGTGAGATGCAGCAATCTGGTGCTTGGGCGGTTCGTGATCCGCTCGACATCGGTGGGGCATCTCGCGACGACTACCTGTTCCTCCGGGTTTGCTCCTTCGCCATGCCGACGTTCGCTGCGGTTGCGGCCGCGACTGCGACGTTTGCTACTCCGTTGTCAATTCCGGTTGCGATTCCCGCGCCGGAGGTCATCGGTGGCGGAGAGGCGCTCGTGATTACTGTCTCTGTCAAAGGCAACACATCGACCAACAATCTTTGTTGTCAGCCTTATATCCGTTCGAGGATTACTCGCGCAGCG